GTTCGTTTTGATGATGTTGAACAAAACAAGACAATCAGACTCACTCTTTTTGGTAGGACAAGTCAGACCGCTACTGCGGAAAAAAACATAGACGTTGAGTTAGCTGATGCAATCAGTATTGATAGTATATCTGATACAAACGGGACAAATGCTATAACACTCTCAGGTAATCATAGCGGATTTGAGAATGGTGTAACAACAGGTCTAGTGACCTCGGATAGTACAACATCGTTCATAGCTGGTAAGTCAGCAGAGGAGACAACAAATCCTGATTCAAGATTTACACAACGTAGTTTTAGTGAGAGCATCACACCAGCTGACCAAACAACGACACAAACCTTACAAGGTAGGGTTGTTGCAGATGTGGATGGTGATAGTGCGAATACGAGCACTTTTAATTATTTTCCAGAAATAAGAAGTAATAGGAATACAATCAATCCTGATATAACGACAATATTCTCAACTACAAATAATACGAAACAAAATCTGACATCCCCTATAAGTTGTTCTTTTAACACACCAGGAACTGCTACCGATAATGTGACGAGTAGACAATATTCGACCGATGGTTTGTCAGGCCACACGTTTGAAAATGATAATGCGACATCTCACTCCGCCGCAACAACGACGTTTGGTGGTGGAACTCAAGTTGGTAGTGCGACGGTAAAATTAGATATAGCGGGTAATTCAAATCAAACTTCTGTTTCTACACAGGCTATAACCGTAAATTTTTCCGAAGAGGTTACACCTACTGGATTACAAGAGGGTTCCGATAGGGGTTTCAATCAACAGCTTGGTGTTCAATATACAGTTCAAGGTTTCACAGCTACTAGAATTGATGGTGAGTTATATGATACGGATGATTTGGACACAAAAATAGGTTCAACCGCAATCTTTGAAAACGGTGTATCATTCGGAGCTGCACAAACTTTAACGAGCACAAATACAACAAATATAAATCCTGAGACTGATTTTAGTATTGGTTCGCCAGCTCAAGCCACCGGCGAAGATGGATTTAAAATAAAACTTATAGGTAAGGATTCAGGTGGAACGATACAAGCCACAGCGTTCACAAACGCTTTTCAATTATTCCCACAAGCGACTGATACAATAAATACACAAACACTACTTGGAGCTGAAATCGGATATCCAACATTATTGGATGCGGCGGATACGACACCAGAGGGAACAAATACGACAGAGACGGTTCATCTGATTGGCACTATCGCCGATAGTAGAACATTATTTACAAGTGCAACACTCGCAACTGCTTTTGACGGAGACCCATTAAATGATAATACACGTCAACACTATAGTAATGCTAGTAACGTATTTGTAGTTAATGATTCTGGTGTGGTGTCAAGTTTTAGAAGTAGAACTCCTAACCAACCGACCATCGCATCAAGCTCATTTACGGATGATAGTATATTGATAAGGGTTTCAGCGAATACAGAGGTGACAAGAACTTTTACAACGAGTATCACGCCAAGTGGTGGTAGTACAACAACCGCTAATCATACGGTAAGTTCACAAGCATCGAGTCATACACAGGATATTACGTTTAGTAGTTTAGATGGAAATAAATCACACGCTATTTTTGTTACACCAAAAAACAATGATAAAACAGGCACACAATCAAGCACATCAAATATTACGACTGCAGCTGTGGTGAGAACACTATCTGTCGATGATTCAGCAACAGCTGATACAACAATGAAATTTGTTGGTACTTCATTCTCTGGTTTTTCAGCTCTTAATAAATTTTCAGACTTATTTAGGATAGTCGTCGGTAACGCGGTCTCAAATGACTCGGTAGAGATAACCGCTACCGCCACGAATGAAAATCTGACTGATATTTCTGTCACTATGGCGGCTAATAAGAGTGGTGCATCCACGTCACCATTCGATACTAGTGATGGAAGCACAGCTGGCACAAGTGCTACTGAATCAGGTGGTATAACCACAAGTAGTGCACGGACAATAACATTCACTGGTTTGAGTGCAGGAAGTAATGGATTTAATGTAAGACTCAAAGCAACACACGATGGAAACAATAACAATGCATTTGCTGTACAAGAAAAGGATATAACAATAACAGCCGTTGTTAAGGATTCTGGTGGTAGCACGGTAGTTGCCTCTAGTACAATGCACACCGCAAAAGTAACTCATCAACCAACAGCTTAATATGTGAAAAAAAACTAAAAAGATATTTATTAATGAATATATACAACATTTTTAATTTTATAATAAAGTTATTAGGGAGCAAACCTATGAAAACAGACAAAGTTCTAACAACATTCGATGAGATTATTCAGATTACCCTTGACCATGAGGGTGGATATGTACACGACCCAACGGATTTAGGTGGTGAGACTAATTACGGAATAGCAAAAAGATTCTATCCTGATGTCGATATAAAAAATCTTACTGAGGATGGCGCTAAAGATATTTATAGAAAAGATTATTGGGACAAAAATAAGGTGGACGAATTACCTGATGAACTAAAACATATCTTTTTTGATATGTGTGTGAATCAAGGTAGGGGTACTGCGGTAAAAATATTACAACGAGCTATCAACGGTAAAGGTGGTGATTTAACAGTTGACGGTGGATTCGGGCCAGGCACAAAAGGTGCTTTGGCTAAATACAAACCCTCCACCGATAGGGTTCGTTGTTATCGATTAAAACATTATTATGATTTAGTAAACAAGAAACCAGAACAAGAGAGATTCATATACGGATGGTATAAGAGAGCTCTTTCAGTTTAGGAGAAAGTAAATGGCAACCCAAACCCAAACAAGTGGTATAAGCGGAAGAAGTAAAACCAACAACGTCGATAATGCTAAATTTAGCAGAGTTCGTACAACGGCAACCGAGGAATTAGAATTTACAGGTTCTTTATCTGGCACAAGTGGATTCATCGTCGAATCAGCTGGTAGCTCTGTGATAACTCCGACTAACGGAGAGGCAGTAGCCGCTTCAGCTTTTACGGTTAAAACTCTATTTGAAATAGGCGTATCTAAAGTTAGTGGCAGCGGAACAATTCACGTATTATTCTAAGATGAACAAACTCACAAGATGGTTAGTAGAGACTATACTAACTGAGGCACCAAGAGTCCCAAGAAAAAAAGGACAACATCGTGGCTCCAAATCTCATTCAGATTTATACACGGATGAAAACCCAAAAGGAACCATCAAGGGTCTTAAGTTTGCTACCGTAAAAGATGCACAAGCATCGGTAAGTAAAATTAAGTCGAGTGGTCGTTCCCACGCGCATAAGATACAAGCTGCAGTAGCTATGGAACAACGTGCTCGTGAGATGGGTAAAAAGTCACAAGCCGCCGTGTATCGTAAATACATCAATCAGATGAAAAAGAAAACCAAAAAGAAGAACGAAGATATTAACATACCTGTTAAAATTGGTGATACTATTCTTACTGGTAGATTTAAAAATAAAAAGGTTATAGTTAAGTCAATCGACAAAGATGAACATGGAATGCCGACTATCAATGGTAAAAAGATTACAACATTTAGGGTCTTAAAAAAAGAAAATGTCAATGAGGGTGTCAATGACCCTGGTATTCTTAAAGCAGTATTCTTAGCAGGTGGGCCTGGTAGTGGTAAAACATATGTAACAAGAGGTTTATTTGGTATACCAAAAACAATAACACTTTCAGCATATGGATTAAAGGTTGTAAACTCTGATACTGAATTAGAACGTATGTTAGACAAGTATGGATTTGGAACTGATTTGGATGCTATGCCAGATGAGATTTTCAGACAACTAACAGACCCTGATTATGAGGACTATAGTGGATTAAGAACACGTGCTAAAGAATTGACAAAGGCTCGTAAAGAACTTTATAAGAATGGTAGATTGGGAATGATTATTGATGGTACTGGTGATAAATTTAGTAAGATAAAAAAACAAAAAGAAGAATTAGAAAAAATTGGATATGATTGTTACATGGTTTTTGTTCATACCAAGTTAGAGGTTGCACAGAAAAGAAACATGGCAAGAAAGAGAAAATTAAAACCAAAGATAGTTGAAGATTCTTGGAATGAGGTTCAAGCTAATAAGGGTGCATATCAAGGTATATTTGGTGCATCAAATTTCTTGTTAGTTGATAATTCAAAAACTTTAGATGAGGAAGCCGCACAAAAAAGATTTGAGATACTCGTTAAAAAAGGTGTTGGTAAATTTATTAGAAAACCAGTGAAGAATTTCCGTGGAAAAAATTGGATTAAAAAACAAAAGATTATGAAAGAGGCTTTTGCGGTTAGAGGTAACAAGATAGAAAAATTCATTACTGGTAAGAATCTTAAACATCAGGGTAAAAGGTATAAAGAGATAGAGTTTGAAGTTATTAAAGTAGATAATCCTAAAGAATTAGTTACACTCAGAATTTTAGCACCTAAAAAATTATTTGGACAAGAGGTACCTGTTAGGTTTCGAACACTTAGAAGAGGGCCTTTTCTAAAAACGGATACAGGAAAAACAGAGACCTTTAGTTTTGACGGAACAGTCCCATCACCGAGTAGAAAACTTGTTAAGAAGATGAAGAAAAAGGGTAATACTTCAGTTCCTTATGGTAGTGGTTATAAAAAAATCAAAGAACAAAAAGAAATAAAAAAGGTTGTAGGTATCTATGGTGGTAGATTTCAACCATTTGGCCCTCACCACAAAAAAACTTATGAGTGGCTAAAGAAAAGAGTTGATGACGTTTACATCACTACATCAAATATAAAACAACCACCAAGACACCCAATGGATTTTAAGGAAAAGATTCGTCATATGGTTAAAATGGGTATACCTAAGAATCGTATAGTTCAAGAAAAATCACCTTATGTTGCTAAAAATGTTTTGAAAAAATACGATAAAGATACGACCGCTGTTGTTTATATTTTTGGTTCAAAGGATGCAGGTAGATTAAAGGGTGGAAAGTATTTTCAAGATTATAATAAAAATAAAAACAACATGAGTGGTTATGAAGAGAACGGGTATGTTCTTACAGCGCCACATCAATCAGTTAAGGTAGCTGGTAAAGAGGTGAGTGGTACGGTAATGAGACAATTACTCGGTTCACCAGATTATGAAAAAGATAGAGAAAAATTATTCAAACAAGCTTTTGGTTATTATGATAAGGGTATCTTTAATATGATGACTAATAAATTTAAAAAATTATTCGAAAGCATAGATACCTTTTTAATAAGAAATAAATTATCCGAGTTATTATCCGAGGTAAGCAATACCGTATTATCACCAACAGATGATGGGCCACCAACATTTCATAAGGGATTTGATGATTACAAGAAGTTCTCTAAAAAATGGTTGGACGATATGTACGCAGGACAAGGTTGGGAGGTAATTAATTATATACTTTCAAAGCACGCGATTAATCCTGATTATGATTATACATTAAGTTATAGTACGGTTCCAGCAGTAGCCTACGGACATGAACAATCTGGTGATTATGGTTCAAGGTTTGGTGTTAATAATCCGATTGAGTCTTACAAATCTTATATTAACGATGTAGTTCTAAGAAATATAGGTTATGAATTAATCAAATGGATGGGAATAACCGCTGATGGTAAATCTGTAACTGGCGTGGAAGTAGAAACGCCTGTTGTTGGTGGTGTTGGTAAAGATAATGTAGCAAATACAGAGTTAGACAAATTAGATTTAAAAGAGGAAGTTAAATTAATAATAGAGGGTGGTGCATATGGACACATGAATCATCCTTTTGATGATAAAAATCTTAAGTTTTCAGATTTAAAGCAGATAATTATTAATGGACTCGGTGGTGAACTAAATAGAGAGGATAACGTTACGGAAAAATTAGATGGACAAAACTTAATGATTTCGTGGGTTAATGGTAAATTGGTTACTGCAAGAAACAAAGGTCAGTTAAAGAATTATGGTTCAACCGCTATGGATACCGCTGGAGTAGCAGCAAAGTTTGCAGGTAGGGGTGATATTAAAAATGCTTTTGTTTTTGCGATGAAAGATTTAAGTAGAGCAGTTGGTAAATTAACTGATAAACAAAAAGATAAAGTTTTCGGAAATGGTAAAAAGTGGATGAACTTAGAGGTTATATATCCTGCTTCGGCTAATGTGATAGACTATGATAAATCAGAGATTATCTTTCATGGAACTTTAGAGTATGATGAAAGTGGTAGAGCTATAGGTCAACCAAAAGATTCAGCTCGTACGTTAGCTGGTATGATAAAACAGGTAAATCAAAATATACAAAAACAATTTAAAATAGGAAAACCCTTATTTTTAAATGTTCCAAAATCACAAAATTTCGGTACGAAGAAAAAAACATATTTGGCAAGATTAGATAAACTTAAAAGACAATATGCTTTAAAAGATAATGATACCCTATCACTATATCATCAAAAATTTTGGGAAGAGTTCATATTTAATGCATCTAAACAATATCGTTATAAGATACCAAACCGTATTTTGGTAAACTTAACAAAAAGATGGGCTTTCTTGGATAAATCATATTCGATTCAACAAATGAGAAAAGACATAGATAATGAAAAGTTTTTAGAATGGGCTTTATCATTTGATAAGACCGACCATAAAAAATATATTAAAGATAATATGAAACCATTTGAGGTTTTGTTTTTTGACGTAGGAGCAGAGATACTAAAGAATATTAGTGGATATTTGGTTGCTTCACCAAAAAAAGCTGTCCAAAAAATTAGAAAAGATGTAATAAATGCAATCAAGACTGTAAGAAGTGGTGGGGATATTAAAAAAATAGAGACCTTAAAACATCAACTAAGTAAATTAGAAAAGATTGGTGGACTCTCATCAATCGTACCCACAGAGGGGATTGTATTTAAATATAAGGGAAAGACTTATAAATTTACAGGCGCATTTGCACCCGTAAATCAAATATTAGGATTATTAAATTTTTAGAGGTTACAAATGGCAAGAAGTAAAGAAGAAGTAAGACAAAATGATGCTTTGCGTGCTATCTTAAGAGATGAAGCACCTGAAAAAAGGATTATGGTCGGTTTTGAAAACAAAACTGAAACGAGCGGAGACCAGATAGATAGATTATCTGAAATTATGAAAGAGGCTAGAATGCCTTGGTTCTGTCCGAGTTGTAAAAAAGTTATGAAAAAAAGGTTAGACAATAAAATGTGGCTTTTATATAATCATTGTTTTGACTGTCAGATAAAAGAAGAACATAAAATGAGGGTGGATGGGACTTACGAAGAATGGATAAAAAGTAAAGAAAAAGAAAATAAGATAGCGTGGATTAAAGAGCAAAAAGAATCCATTGAGGTATGGAGAAATCAGAAAGCACCATCGGTCTATAATCAGATAAATCCAGACGGACAACAACTGGCTAAAGAAAAGTGGTTAAGTGATAGTAAAGAATTAAATAAAAAAGCAGATGAAGCAATAGAATACCTTAACAAGATGGAGGAAGAGCTGACATAAATGTTAGAACACGATAAATCTTACGTGATAAGTGGAAAAAAAATCCTTAAATTATTAGAACTGATTGAGGACTTAAGAGATATTGCAGGTGATTATGCGGATGAAACTGGTAGTGGATATGAAATTGAGGAAGATTTTGAAAAATTAATTGAGGAAGTCTTAAAATCTGATATTTTTTCAGAGTTAGACCTCTGTCAAGTAACAGGTCAGTATACCTTGAATGATATAATGGAAAGGGTTGGATTAAAATATTCAACAAACAATAATGGAAAGAAATAAAAAGGGTCAATTAAAAGATGTGATAAAGCAGGAGTACGTTAAGTGTGCTGCTGACCCGGTCTATTTTTTAAAAAAGTATTGTGTGATACAACATCCGATAAAAGGTAAGATACCTTTTCACTTATATGATTTTCAAGAAAAAACGGTTAGTGATTTAGTCACAAATAGATTGAACATAATTTTAAAAGCTAGACAATTAGGTATATCAACTTTAACGGCTGGTTATAGTTTATGGATGATGACATTTCATCAAGATAAAAACATTTTAGTAATTGCAACAAAACAAGAAGTTGCTAAAAACTTGGTAACAAAAGTAAGGGTGATGCATGCTAATTTACCAAGTTGGTTGAAACAAACTTGTGTTGAAGACAATAAACTTAGTTTAAGATATAATAACGGTTCACAAATAAAAGCGGTATCAAGTGGTGAGGATAGTGGTCGTTCAGAGGCTCTATCTTTATTAATACTTGATGAGGCAGCGTTTATTGAGAAGATTGATGGGATATGGGCAGCGGCATCACAAACCTTATCAACTGGTGGACAATGTATAGCTTTATCAACTCCTAATGGTGTAGGTAATTGGTTCCATAGAACTTGGATGGACTCGATGGATGGATTAAACGATTTTAATTTTACCAAGTTACATTGGACGGTTCATCCTGATAGAGGTGAGGATTGGAGAAAAGAGCAGGATAAACTATTAGGGCCATCGATGGCTGCACAAGAATGTGATTGTGATTTTATTACATCTGGTCAATCCGTGGTTGATGGACTTATCTTAGAGGAATACAGACAGAAACATCTACAAGAACCGATTGAAAAAAGAGGTGTAGATTCTAATGTTTGGATATGGGAACCACCAAACTACACAAAAGATTATATAGTTTGTGCAGATGTTAGTAGAGGAGATTCAACAGACTATTCGGCTTTTCACGTTTTAGATGTAGAAAGTTTAGAACAAGTAGCTGAATATAAAGGTAGAATATCTACTAGAGATTATGGTAACCTTTTAGTTAATATGGCGACTGAATATAATAACGCATTACTTGTTATTGAGAATAACAACATTGGTTGGGCAACAATCCAACAAGTGATTGATAGAGGATATGAAAATCTATTCTATATGAGTAAGGATTTACAAGTTGTTGATGTTCATAGACAAGTAAATAATAAGATTAACAGAACAGAAAAGGGCTTAGTGCCTGGATTTACTCTAACATCAAAGACAAGACCCTTAGTGATAGCTAAATTAGAGGAGTTTTTTAGGGAAAAATCCGTAATAGTTCGCTCTCAGCGATTAATTGATGAGTTGTTTGTATTTATATATAACGGAAGTAGAGCCGAGGCTATGAGAGGATATAATGATGACTTAGTCATGTCTTTCTCGATGGGACTTTGGATAAGAGAGACAGCCCTAAGATTGAGAGCAGAGGGTATAGAATTACAAAAAACAGCAATAACAAATATAAATTCTCATAAAGGGATTTATACAAACGAAATCCAAAAGAATGATTCTTGGACTATGAAAGTCAACAAACAAGAAGAATCATTAGAGTGGTTAATTAAGTGAGGTAAAAAATGGCAGATACAAGTTTATTTGCAAGACTACAAAGATTATTTTCTACAAATGTAATTGTAAGAAACGTTGGTGGTAAACAACTAAGAGTGGCTGATACAAGTAGAACACAAGCATATTCTCGTAGTAATTTAGTAGATAGATATCAAAAAATATATGCTGGTGCAGGTTTAAGCGGATATTCCGATAGTCTTACCACAAAATCAATGAGATTGAATTTATTTCAAGATTATGAGGCTATGGATGCTGATGCAATAATATCATCAGCCTTAGATATCTATTCTGATGAGTCAACCATGAAATCAGAATATGGTGAAGTTTTAACGATAAATTCAAGTAATGACCAAATTAAAAAAATACTTCATAATCTTTTTTATGATATATTGAATATAGAATTTAACCTATGGCCTTGGATTAGAAATATGTGTAAGTATGGGGATTTCTTTTTGAAGTTAGATATTGATGAAAAATATGGTATAACAAATGTAGTACCTCTACCTGTATATGACGTTACAAGATTAGAGGGTTTAGACCCGGAGAATCCTGAGTTCGTCAAGTTTGTAATAGAATCAGATAGCCAACCATCTCGATATAGAAAACAAAATTCAGCATCAAAAGAAGAATTAGAAAACTTTCAGGTTGCTCACTTTAGACTATTGTCCGATTCAAATTATTTACCCTATGGTAAATCACAAATTGAGGGTGGTCGAAAAATTTATAAACAGCTAACACTTATGGAAGATGCCATGTTGATTCATCGTATCATGAGAGCACCAGAAAAAAGAGTGTTTAAGTTAGACATCGGTAACATACCACCAGCAGAAGTTGACAACTATATGCAACAGGTTATAAATAAAATGAAAAAAGCACCTATCATCGATGAGACGACAGGTGATTACAACTTAAGATATAATATGCAGAATATAACTGAGGACTTTTTCTTACCCGTACGAGGAGGTGATAGTGGTACGAGTATAGATTCATTACCTGGTTTAACCTATGAAGCTACTGAAGACATTGAATATCTTAAAAATAAATTACTATCTTCCTTGAGAATACCAAAAGCATTCTTGGGATTTGAAGAGAATGTTGGTTCGAAAGCTACTTTAGCAGCTGAAGATGTAAGATTTGCCAGAACAATCGAAAGAATACAAAGAATATCTGTAAGTGAATTGACTAAGATAGCTATTGTACATTTATATGCACAAGGATATCAAGATAGTGATTTAATTGACTTTGATTTAAAACTAACAAGTCCATCTACAATTTACGAACAAGAAAAGATAGAGTTGTGGGATTCCAAGACAAGATTAGCATCATCAATGTTACAGGATGGTTTATTATCATCGGAATGGATATACAAAAATATATTTAATTTTACCGATGAAGAAATAAAAAGTGAGGATACAGGTATTATTGATGATTATAAAAATAAATTTAGACGTTCTCAGATAGAATCTGAGGGTAATGACCCAGCAAAAAGTGGTGAAACACAAGGGACTCCATCCGATATGGCTATGGGAAGAACAGGACATGAGTTAGATGATAAAGGTGGAGCACCTGAGGGTGGTTTTGAAGGCGCGGGAAGACCAAAAGAGACACCAAAGTATGGTAAAGATGGTAGCGCCAGAGGTCGTGACCCTTTAGGAAATGTGGATAGGAAAAACGCCACAAAATCAAATAGGACTTTAGCATTAGCACACTTCGATAAACTTAAAAAATCTATGAAGCTAGATAATGAGACTAAAATTTTAAATGAGACAAACGAATTAGAAAATGAATATATTGACGAAGTTGATTCACTAACAAATGAATAAAATCACTTTACTTTATATTTATAATTAACCATATATATACAAAAATGGAGCTTTTTACAATGGGTAAAAAATTAAAGCATTCTAAAATAAAAAATACTGGCATTCTTTACGAATTACTTACTAGACAAATCACAGTCGATGTTTTGAATGGAAAAGATTCTAAGGCAGTATCGATAGTAAAAGAAGCATTCAACCAAAACACTTGTTTAGGTAGAGAGCTAGAATTATACAAGCTTCTAACAGAAAAAAATTATAAATCTGAGAGTAAAGCAAATCATTTGTTAGAGATAGTGGTTAATAATAGAAAAAGAATCTCTAATGCTAAAATTAAAAATGAAAAGTATAATCTTATCAAGAAAATCAATGAAACTTTTGATACAAAAGATTTTTTCAATGGTAGGATATCAAACTATAAAGTATTAGCTTCAATATATAATGTTTTTCAGAGTGAGTCATCACAAGAAGAATATAACGCTGAACAGGTCATAAACTCAAAGTTTACTGTATTAGAGCATATAACTAATAAAAATATGAGCAAAGACGATAAACAAAACCAAATCATAAAAGAATATAGTAAAAATGATAAGGATTTGAGGTTATTAACATATAAAATTTTGGTTGATAAATTCAATAAAAAATATAAATCTTTAGATGAGTCACAAAAAGGGCTATTAAAAAATTATATAAATAATATCAGTAATACAAATCAAATGAGAGAGTTCGTAAACGAGCAAGTAAATTCAGTAAAAAAAGAATTACAATATCATCTACCAAAAGTAAAAGATAAGGTTACAAAAATTAAATTGTACGAGGCCATAAAACAGATAGTCAATTTAACTAAGGGTAGAGTAATACAAGAAAAGCAAGTTTTAAATTTGATGAGATATTATGAGTTAGTCAAGGAGATAAAAAATGTCCACAGCGGAAAAAATTAAAGAGATTATAAGACGCCTCATTCGTAAGGAAATTGAAGAGGCATCAATGACAGGTAATCTCGATGGTGGAGAGGGCCCACCGAAAACCCCTTATGCTTTTCAAACAAAACCAAAATCAAAAAAAGATAAAGATAAAGAAAAAGCTATCACAACCGCTGGTGGGTATATGAAGGTTAAGGAAGCTAGATTTGCAGTCAAATTTAAACTAAAACCAGGTGGTGTAGACCAGATGGCGACTATAATAGTTGATGCAACTTCAAAAGGTGAAGCAAAAATGAGAGTTGCAAAATCATTAAAGGGTGGACAAAAAGATATATTTGATGTTACAAGAGTTCAGTCAAGTGCTGCCAAACAAATTGATAAAAGATTAGAGAATGTGAATGAAGGACAATATCACAATTATCGTAATGATGACACTATGACAGCAAAACAAAAAATTGGTTTATCCATGAGAGAGGTTCGTGATAAATTAAATGAACTCGATAAACTTGTGAAGATAAATGTAAGACTTAAAAATGAATTAAACGTAGATTCTAAAACCTATTGGAAAAGAACCCACGTTGCCATGAAAAAAATTAGTGAGAGATTGGTTAAATTAGCCAATAAAGTTGGACAACTATACTAAAGGAGTTAGGTGTGAATAAGCAACTAATAGTAGATTATCTACCATTTGAAATAGAACCAGACCAAATTAACGAATCCATAAAAGAAAATAATGGAAAGTTAGTAGTCAAGGGTGTGTTACAAAGGGCTGAATCTAAAAATCAGAACGGAAGAGTATACCCAAAAGATATTTTGATGAGAGAAGCAAAAAAATATACCGATGAATTTATAAACGAACGTAGAGCTATGGGTGAATTAGACCATCCAGAATCTTCAGTAGTAAATCTACAAAACGTCTCCCATAATGTAAAGAAGATGCATTTTGAAGGTGACAACCTAATGGGTGAGGTAGAGGTATTAGGCACACCAAGTGGTAACATTTTAAAAGAATTATTTAAATCTGGTATTAAATTAGGTATATCCTCAAGAGGTATGGGTTCGGTTGAAACGGTTAATGAAAATGGTGCTGAGGCGCAGGAGGTACAACCAGATTTTGAACTAATTGCATTTGACTTTGTATCCAATCCGTCAACACACGGTGCTTTTATGTATCCCGTAAACGAATCAGTTGATAAAACTCAAGATAGAAGTTGTGATGAGTATTGTAAAGTTGAGTCAATCATTAACGATATAATGAGAGGTTAGATGAAAGATTCTATAAAAATGTGGAGAAAATGGAGAGATTGGCGACTCGAAGAAGATAAGATACCGATGGGTTTTGCTGGTTACAAAAACTATTTTGATATTATAGAAAAAGCTATAGATAAGGTAGAAAGAAATTTTAAAACACTAATCAAAGATTTAGCTCGTGATAAGGATGGTGATTATAAGAAAGAGGTCACAGAACTTCAACGTTTGTACAAAAGAAACTTGATAGAATTAAAAGTAAAATTTGCTGACTTCAAAAGAAAAAACACCGATGATTAAACTTAAAAAAATATTATCAGAAGCATATGTTTGGGATAGGAAGTTTGGAGAGCCTTTACCAACCTTAAAAACAATTATGGATAAGGTAGAAGAGGGGCCAGACGAACAAAGACCAGCTGATAAAGAAGTTCAAAGAATTGTAAAAGCTGAGGCTACTCTTCGTGAGAGAATGCTTAAGTTAGAACAGATTTTTTTAAGAGATGCACGACCTGAGAATGTAAAATTAGCTAAAGATATCAAAAAAGTTTACAAGGATACGGTTACAAAGTTTATGAGAGAGATGATTAAACTAAGAAAGAAACTAAAATGATTAAGTTAAAAAATATAATGAATGAAAATTATTGGACTGGTCGTAAGTTTGGTGAAGCATTACCAACCCTAAGATTGGAACAAGATGAACCAGAACACTTTGGTGGTGGTGAAAACATAAAGATTTTAGATTATCAGACAGAGCACTTTGATATTTGTCAGTCAGCTGTAATCCTTTACAAACGATTAGTAAAGGATGTGGATAATACAGATGCACAAGATTTAATTATTAGTTCAGCAAAACAACTCGACCATCTGTTCGAGATGGAAAAACAGGTTGTTAGGGGTGAGGAGTTAGACCATGACCCAATCGACATGGGTGTGGAGATTATTAATATAGTATCCTATCAGTTAGGTCGTATCGGTGGTATGATTAATGATGATTTTGAGAGGGATACAAGCTTTCTAAAACTTCATATTATGGAAATCATAAACAGAAAAGATAGTATCAAGATAGCTGATAAACAAGAAGAAGAATAGTGCCATCAGTAAGTAAAGCACAACAAAGATTTATGGGATTGGTTCACGCTTATAAAAAGGGTGAGGTTCCAGCGAGTCAGGTCAGTCAGGCAGTAAAGGACGCGGCTAAATCAATGAAAAAGAAGTCAACTAAAAAAATGGCTTCTACAAAACATAAAGGTCTACCTAACAAGGTAAGAAGTGAAAACATGAATGAAGATGTGTTTGCTATAGTTGATAAGTACGATGATAGAAAACAAGACTATGACCAAGTTTACTTCAAGGATAATAACTTAAATAAAGTTAAGAAACAGATGAAGAAAATGGGTAAGAAATATGGTAAGATGAATCTTATCAGAGTTAAATCTAATGGAAAAATGAGTGTTGTTGAAAACCTTAAAGAAGATGGACACACAGACGTAGCATCAGCTGAGAGAAAACTCAAACTGATTATAAAAGATGCTATGGACACACTTAATGCACTACGTAGTTTATCCAATGAGGACTCACTACCAAGCTGGTGGACTGATAAGATTACACTAGCTAAAGATTATGTTGGTAAGTCTCGTGATTACATTATGAATCCAGCCGAATCCGTAAATGAAGACATAACATCTGCAGGTTATTACTTCCTTAGAAAAGCTGCATACAGTATTACGGTAGCTTTGAAAGATTTAAACAAAGGTATAAAGAAACAGGAAGATAATAGGGTTTTACCTGAGATAGAATACATCTATGATAAAGCTACCGAAATGAAGAAGATGTTGAAAAACAAAAGGTATAATGAATCCATAAATGAAAATTTTTACGTATTAAGTCAGAAAAAGGGTACGACTAATAAACCTGAAGCCGAAGAATTCAAAAGTAAAATATTAGCTCTGAGATATGCAAAAAGTTTGGAAAAAACTCACGTAATAATGTTTCTTGATAAACAATCAAATATGAAAAATATTAAAGTAAAAAGTGAATCCGTAAATGAAGGTAAGGGTGTTGAAAAGGTTTTAAAGATGGCGGATGAAAAATCATTTGGAAAGATTGCAGGTAGAACCGTAGATGGTATGACCGCTGGATTATTTAAAGCGGTATACGATAAGGCACCACAAAACTCAAAAGATAAAATTGACAAAATGAGTGAAAAACAACTATATGTGTTCATGGGTAAACTATGGAACAAATTTGGTAGACAGGTAAAATTATCATGATTAAACTAAAAAATATGTTAAATGAGAAAAAAGATTTCAAAGGTAATTTAGAAATGATTGCACAAATGAACAAAAACAAACACGATTCTACAATAGCAAGAATAGAAGTTGCAGATAGATTACCTCACAAATCTATGTCACAGGTTTACAACCATATCTACAAGTTAGAATTAAGTCTAAACTATCCACGTGAATTGAGAAAAGTTCGTGATTTAGCGGATAAAAATTTATTTAAACTTGTCAAGAGCATGACAAGTAATCCTAATGATGTTACAAAGGCATTAAAGTGATTAAATTACAAGATATACTGACAGAGAAAAAAGAACTATCCAAATCTATCGTTGATGACATAGCTAAAATGACCGATAGAAATGACCATAATGGAGCACGGATGGAATTAGCTAAAGCTATGAACAATCTCAAATATCAGAACATTTATCAAGGTATTAAGATGATTGCGGATAGAGAGGGAAGTATGCCAAGAGGGTTGATGAAATATAGAGATGATGTTGATAAGAAGTTTTTTCAATTAGCTAAGAGAACATACGATAATTATGATGATATCTACGGAGCATTTTAATGAAATTATATTCTAAAGCAGATGGTATAAAAAAAGTGAAATCCATGAAGGACACTGGTGGTGCTAAGGTTTACAAGATTAAAAAGGTTAAAACCAAGGTCGGTGGGAAGAATGTTACAATGTATAACCTACTTACAAGAAATAAATCACACGGCACTGGTAGAAATCCTTTTGGATTGGATATGGTAAAGGGTGCTTACTTAATACCTGTGGTTGAAGGATTAAATGAACAAAAAACAGATGCAGGCTTTGCATATAAAGAAAAAGATAATAAAGGTGAGGAGATAACTTTGGTAACAGATAATTTCCCCGCCGCCCGAGACGCTTCATCTAAAATTGTTACTTTCGTAACTAAACCAAAATTTGCTCATCAAGACCCTTACTATTCAGGTGGTGGTGTAGAACGAGAGAAATCGTTACAAAAACAAAAACCATACAAGATTACAGCGGGTGAGAAAAATATTATTAAAAAAATCTTGAAGAATCGTGAGGATAAATATTATATCGAAAAGGATAATTTTAGAGTTTCTGATATATTAGATGCTTTAAATAGAAATAAATAATGAAAAACAAAACATCATATAAAAGATTAATGGAAATAAGTGAGGCTCCATTGGACTCACCATCACAATTACCTTTTAGTTCTATAGAAGCCCGAAGACTAGCAGAAAAGGATGTGATGAAGATTGGTAAGATTATCGGTAAGGCATCAGCACAAGCAATTAGGGTAATGATGGATGGTGTTAAAGCAGGTGGATATGATGCTTTAGATTTACAGAGAGCTATAATGAGTGGGCCAGCTAAAAGGGCTGGTACAGGTCAAATAGAATTAATGAGAACCCTTTGGAATAGGGTGAGGGATGGATTCCGTAGATATATGAAACGTGGAAAACTTAGAAACTAAATATTTATATTTGAATTAAGGAAACTATCATGAAAAAGAAAAGTTTATTCAAAGAACATTTTAACACGGTAATAGGTGGTGTTGTGTCACAAAAACCTTTTGCTACCAACATGAGTTTAACAAATTTAGTTAAAGAAAAGTATGGTAATGTCGAGGAAGAAAAAGTTGACGTAAAAGGTTTGACTAATGAGTTATCAAGTTTTGGTAGTTTGGGTGAGACAATTTTTGGTAAATCAGATATTAAAAGTGTGGCGGAAAAGTTAAGCTGGATTGCTAGTCAAGCTAAGAATCACACATTGAGTGAGACGGAAGATTGGTTTGACAAGATTACCGTAAATCGTAATATGAAAGAGTTAACAAATCTTTCAAAATCATTCACAAAAATATCCGATGAAGCTAATTCTTTACAACAAAGGATGGGTGCTTTATATGAGGACATGGGTAATATTCTTGGAAGATATTATGACATGAGTGAGGGTCATGTGGATGGTCATGATACAGACGATGATATGACACCTGAAAAAGAAGATGATAGTGAGACTAAATTTACAATCGAACAAGGTGATTATGATGAATTTTTTAAATCAGCTATGAAAAAGTTTGGTATAAAATCACCAGCTGATTTAGATGATGATGAAAAGAAAAAGTTTTTTAACTATGTCGATGCAAATTATAAAGCAGAGAAAGAAACAGATTAGAGGTAAAATTGTTATACGTAAAACTCCGTAGAGGACAGTCTATAGATAAGGCTCTTAGTATATTAAAGAAAAAAGTAAAAGAATCAAAGTTAATGTTAGAATTGAAAGAGAGAGAACATTATACTAAACCCTCCGTGAAAAAAAGATTAGCACGGGCAAAATCAAAAATAAGACACAAAAAAAGTCTCAAAAGTTAACACTTTTTTTTGTAACTATATATTTATATATACAAAAAACAAATACACTACGAACACCCGTTCATCATGTAGTGTAACCGAAGAAATTCACATTATAGTTCCCAATAACTATATTAATTCCAACTAATGATTATTTATTTAATCATAGGAGAAAAGTAATGGATGATTTACTAAAAGAAGCCATTGCGGATGCAAAAGCAGTTCGTGAAACAGCTCTTGAAAATGCTAAGATTGCATTAGAGGAAGCTTTTACACCTCGTTTACAATCCATGTTATCAAAGAAGATTCAATCTGAAATTGATGTTGAAGAAGGCGCACATGAAGAAGAAGAAGATGTCGATGAAAGAATGCATGATGAAGATGAAGATGACGTAGATGAAAAGATGAGATTAAAAGCTGACGATGAAGACCCAACTGATGATGCTTCAGAAGGTGCACATGAAGATGATGAAGATGTAGAAGAAAGAATGCACGGTGAAGAAGACGATGATGAAGTTGAAGAAAGAATGCATGATGAGGATGAAGATGAAGTTGAAGAGGGCGCACATGAGGAAGATGAAGATGATGTTGATGAAGAACTCGACCTTGAAAGCGTTCTTAAAGAACTTGAAGCCGACTTAGACGAAGACGTTGAAGAAGGTGCTCATGAAGATGAAGAAGAAGAAAAAGTTGATGAAAATGACGTTTCTTCAGGCATCGGAGCAGCTGACAACAAAGTCGATAAAAAAGCTGGTGATTCAACTGAAATCGGTAACGCTGACAAAGCTAAGTTTACCGAATCAGCTGACGAGTTAGACGAAGACATTGACCTTGATGAAGTATTAAAAGCTTTAACTGAGGAAGATGAAGAAGAAGTCGCTGAAGAAGTTGATGAAGTTAAAAATCTACAATCTGAATTAGATGAGCATCGCGAAGTTGTCAAGTATCTACGTGGCAAATTAAATGAAGTTAACTTGCTTAACGCAAAATTATTATTCACAAACAAACTTTTCCGTGGATTTGGTTTATCCAATGACCAGAAAATGAAAGTTGTGGAAACTTTTGATAGAGCAGCTAACTTAAGAGAGGTAAAATTAGTTTACTCAACATTAGTTGAGTCATTTCAGACTAAGAAACCTCAAGAAATCAAAGAATCCAAGGGTTCAGCTTCTAAGCCTGTAGCCTCAACAAAATCTGAAAAACAAGAAATTATTTCTGAAGGTTCAGAGTTGAGAGACAGATTTAAGAAGTTAGCCGGGATTACTAAATTTAACAATTAACATATTTCATTTGGAGAAATATAATGTCAAATAAATTAGGCACTATCGAAAAGTTGATGGATGGATATAATCCTGTCCGTCAGCGAATGGAAGAAACTAAAGGTCTAGTCAAAAAGTGGGAATCCACAGGACTTTTAGAAGGACTCCAAGATGAGCAGAAAACTCACGGTATGGCAGTCCTACTTGAGAACCAAGCACGTCAGTTAATTGACGAGGCATCTCAAGCAGGAACCAATAGTGATTCAGAACAATGGTCAGGCGTTGCTTTACCATTGGTCAGAAAAATCTTTGGTGAGCTAGCCGCACAAGAGTTTGTTTCTGTTCAGCCAATGAACCTACCATCAGGTCTGATTTTCTATCTTGATTTCAAGTATGGAACAGCACAAGGTGGATTTACAAGTGGTAACGATGTATTCGGTCTCACTTCAGGTTCTGGCGACCCAACATCTGGACTATATGGTGCAGGTCGTTTCGCTTACTCAGCAAATGACACTTCATCAGCAGCCCAATCAAAAGCAGCTTCCGCAGCAGATGGCAACTATGCTACTGGTTCGGTAACTTTCGATGATATCGACTTTGAACCAGACCTATCCGCATCAATGTCGGCAGGTGCTGATGCTGATAATGGATTAATGAAAGTCACAGTTGCTACAGCAGCTTTAAGTGGTTTCGACCCTGAAGGTGTTAGAGCATTCAACATTTCTGGTTCGAACTTTGATGAGTTCTTTCCTGCACATACAAAATTGAATGCAGCTGAAACTGAAATCTCATTTATCGTTAGAAAAGACAGAGCTCAAACACTCGTTGGTAACGTGGTGGTTGATTATCATAAGCAACCAACCGATTCAACAAGAGGTGACTTTGAAGCAACTGCAAGTGGTACTGGCGCAGAATCAGATGCAGGTATACCTGAGATTGATATACAAATGCGTTCAATTCCTATTGTCGCTAAGACAAGAAAGTTGAAAGCTGTATGGACACCTGAGTTGGCTCAAGACCTTAATGCATACCATAGTGTAGACGCTGAAGCAGAATTGACTGCTTTACTATCTGAGTACGTATCAATGGAAATTGATTTAGAAATCTTAGATATGTTAAGAAGCAATGCAACTGCTAAGACAGAAAACTATTCTGCAAAGGTTGGATTTGAGTTTAACTCGGCTACTAGCCTGTTTGAAGAAACTTCAGCAAACTCAAATGCATACACAAAAGGTGAGTGGTTCCAGACTCTTGGTAACAAGATACAGTCTGTTTCCAACGCAATTCATCAAAAGACCCTACGTGGTGGAGCTAACTTCATCGTTGTAAGTCCTGAAACTGCTACTATCTTGGAATCAATTCCTGGATACGCAACATCTTCAGATGGCGATGCAGCTGGTGGAAACTACGCAATGGGCGTTCAAAAAGCTGGTCTCTTGAATAACAGATATACTGTTTACAAGAACCCATATCAGTTTGAGAACGTAATTCTTTGTGGTTTCAGAGGAAGTAATTTCTTAGAAACTGGCGCGGTGTACGCACCTTACGTCCCAATGATTATGACACCATTAGTATACGACCCAACCAACTTTACTCCACGTAAAGGTGTGATGACTCGTTACGCTAAGAAGATGGTACGTCCTGAATTCTACGGATTAGTAAGAATAGCAGATATTGATAAAGTCTAAATTTAGACCTTTATATATCATGTAACTAAAAGGGGAGGCTTATGTCTCCCCTTTTTGTTTATGCTTATATTTATTAATGAATAGTAGTATTTATTTGGAGATTTAAATGGCTCAACAACCAATATGGCCAGGTAGTGGTTCAGCAGTAAGTGGCTCAACACCATTCGGATTTTATGATGAAGATTCTGATTTTCAAACTGAAGCACCACAATTTGCAACGTGGTGTGCTAGGAGATTAGGTTATCCGATAATGTCCGTGGAATTACAAGACGTTCAATTTTATGCTTGTTTAGAAGAAAGCGTTTCTGAATATTCCGCACAAGTAAACCAATTTAATATTGTAGATAATCTTTTAACATTAAGAGGGCAATCAACAGGCTCTAACTTTACACATAAGAGGGTAACCCCTACTTTTGGTAACACGGTCAGATTAGCGGAAGAATATGGTACAGAAGCCAAAGTGGGTGGAAATACTGATGTAAAAAAAGGGTCTATCTCTGTGACAAGTGGTTCACAAGAATATGACCTAAATGCTCTTTACGCAAATGTTTCAGAAAGTGGTCAGGCTATAGAAATAAAAAGAGTTTATTATGAAGCCACTCCTGCTATACAAAGATATTTCGACCCATACGCGACAACTGGATATGGTACAATGAATTTAGTGCAGGGTTTTGGTTTTGGTGATTATTCACCTGCGGTTTCTTTTACACTAATGCCTATATTTGAGGATTTGTTACGTGTTCAAGCAATTGAGATGAATGACCAAATAAGAAAATCAGCCTATACGTTTACACTAACAAATAATAAATTAAGAGTTTTTCCAGACCCGGAAAAAAATAGAACCTTATACTTCGATTATGTTGTTAGGTCTGATAGGGACGACCCGTTAAAAACGGAAATGAGTGGTTCATCAGATGTGGTTTCTGATTATTCAAATGTTCAATATGATAATATGCAGTTTATACATATCAATGATGTAGGAAAACAATGGATTAGAAAGTATGGATTAGCACTCACAAAAGAATTACTCGGTATAATAAGGTCGAAATACGGAACTGTTCCTATACCAAATTCTGACACGACTTTAGATGGAGATGCGTTAAGAGCCGAGGCATCCGCAGAGAAAGAAGCTTTGATTACCCAACTTAGAGAAATGTTGGAGCAGACGAGTAGAAAAGCTCTATTAGAGGCTGATAAGGATGAAGCTGAATTTTTACAAGAGAAGTTACAAAAAGTACCTTACCCAATTTATATAGGATAATCAAATGGCACAACGTTTTTACTCACAGTTGGATTTGGATACATTCGACAGATTCAATAGAGAACTTGTTGGTGATGTTGTTAATGAGAAAGATGGTATAATATTTCAACAGGTTGTCGTCTATAAAATATCGGTAAAAGATACAAGGACAAATGTGTATGGTGAGACTGTGGGGGGAAAGGTATTTAAATCTGGTGTACAAATAGCATCATTGGTAGATGCAGAAGACCAAACCACAAATACCGATGAATTTGGGCCTGATAGAGAGCAAAATGTTTCTTTTTCATTCTTAAGAAAAACTTTACGAGATATAGAATTTGTTGTTGATGTTGGTGATATCGTCAATTGGAACGAGGGTTTTTGGGAAATAACATCGAAGAATGAAAATCAGTTAATTGGTGGTCAGACCGATGCTAATTACATACACTCGGTGGTATGTAGCGCTTACTTAACAAGACTTTCACATCTTAACATAGAGAGAGTGAGAAGTGTATAATGGCGACAACTAAACCATTACCAAGAAAAAAAAGAGTATTAAATAGAGGATTTATATATTCGAGAAAAAAAGATGACGTTAAGAATCCAGAGGTTACCCTTTTAGATATAGATAGCGCTATTACTTTTTATTTCAATAATGTTATAAAGCCGTCCGTTGAGGATAATGGTGAAAATGTAAAAGTTCCAATAATGTACGCATCGCCAGAACGTTGGAGCGCTATTCAAAAAAATGGTTTTATGAGGGACAAGAAAGACAAAATTATAACACCAGTCATAGCTTATAAAAGAACGTCCATCGACAAGGATGACACTTTACCTCAAGACAAGTTGGACGCTAATAACCCAAATTTATTTTATACTTTTGAAAAGAAATTTTCATCCGAAAATAAATATGACAATTTCTCCATACAAATTGGAAATCAACCAAGTAGAGAGTATTACAATGTAACCGTGCCAGATTATGTAACCGTCTCTTATGATTTTATTGTTTGGACAAGCTATATTGAACAAATGAATAAAATATTAGAGAGAATCGTTTACTCTGATGGAGCTTATTGGGGTGAGCCTGATAGAATGAGATTTCGCTCTGTCGTTGATAGCATAACGGATGCAACCGAAATTAATGATGCTGAGAGATTGGTTCGTTCAAACTTTTCTGTAACTTTAAAAGGTTACTTATTACCAAAGGCTAATTTTGACCATAGGTCTACTACACAAAAATATTTATCACCTAAAAGGGTTGTGTTTGGCTCCGAGGTTGATTCAAAGGTTGATACGGTAACAGGTAGGGCTGGACAATTTGTTGAGGGTGTCGTTGATTCAGCAACATCCTTACCAGGCTCTACTGAAACAACCGATTTAGGTGTTACAACAACAAATACTTTGACTTTGTCTCAAGGTACGGGTGTAACAGTTTCTCCTAACAATTTAAGTTTTGATGGTAGTAGTACAGGTATTGCTACATTCACCATCGGTCAGGCGGTAGCAACAACAAGTGATGTTGTTTTTAATTCTGTATCAGCTAGTTCAGTAATATTAGGAGATACAAGAATTGAGAATTCATCAATCACATCAAATAATTTATCTTTAACAGGCTCACTCACAAATACGGGTGATTTAACTGTAAATGGAAACGCTACAATCGCTGGTACAATTACAGCACAAGAGTTAAAGACTGTCTTTGTCTCAGCCTCAATCATTTTTAGTAGTGGTTCCACCAAGTTTGGGGATGACACATCGGACACCCATAATTTTACAGGAAGTTTATCAACTTCAGGTTCTTTAGTTTTGAATCAATATACGGTAAATGAGGTATCCAATGACACATCCCTAACCGATGGAAGTTCTACAGCCCTAATCACAGAAAATGCGGCTAAAACTTTTGTGGATAATTCAACAGATACACAACAATCCTTTTTAAGAAAACAATTTGTTAAGACCTCATCATCAATTACAATACCGGCGACGGCTAGTTTTAGTGCGGTGACCGCTTCAGCACCTGATGGTCTGACTGCGGTTTCTGAGAATGATTTTGTTTTCTTTATAAATGGACAGTATATGGAACATGATGCGATAGAGATACAACAAGCCGCATCTAATTTTTTATTAAAAGTAAATAACGATAGCATTGGATATGATTTAGAGGCGGATGATGAGATATTAGCGGTCGGAAAATTTAACAGTTAGGTTTTTATAATGGCTCGTTTTATTTTAAAGCAACCGATTAGATTTAATGATGGTGTTGGTTTTTCAATAACCAACGGAAACGAAGATATAATTCTAAGGGATAATGTTACCGTAACCTTTAATATAGGACAAGATGTATCGACGGATTCGGATGTTAGTTTTGATGAAGTAACAATCCCTCTAATCAATATTAACGACTCAACATTAAGGATAGCAGACCAATCAATATCAGGCAGTTTATCCGTAACAGGTGACCTAACAATATCTTCAAATTTAGTTGGATTACAGAGCGCTAGCGTAAATGGTATATTGACCGCTGGTGATTTTAAGACTGAACTTAGTGAATCAATAACAATATTTGAAAGTGGTTCAACCGCTTTTGGGGATACGTTAGACGATATTCATAATCTTACTGGTAGTTTAAATACGAGTGGTTCAATCGTTCTGAATGGTCTTTCTTTTAATGAAATATCTAATACGATTGTTGATGGAGCGGCTACCGCGATTGTAACAGAAAATGCCTTGAAGAATTATGTGACGGAGCAGACTGACGATTTTCAAATTTATCTAAGAAAAAGTTTTGCACACACGGGAAGTTTTGTGAGTGCTACAACACAAAGCTTTACGGCGGTGACGGCTTCATCCCCAACAGATTTATCCGCAACGTCGGTTGAAGATTTTATGTTTTTCAATAACGGAGCTTTTATGGAAACCGATGCATTATCAATCAAACAAAGCGGTAACTCAATGTTTTTATTTGTAAATACCGACTCAATCGGATATGATATAGATAATGATGATGAAATTGTAGCTTTTGGTAAATTTAATTCGTAACACCACATTCGATTTACCATTGTTAGATATTTATAGGTATGAGAAAAAGACATTGGAAAAATAGAAAGAATCGTCCGTGTCCTGACTGTGGGAAGATGTTAACCTACACTCGTAAAGATTCTTTCGACAGAGCGGTTGGTAATAATAGTGTTTGTAAATCTTGTGCACAACAAGATAGAAAATTTACATTAGAGACTATAGAAAAAATGAAACAACCAAAAACGGTTGAACATAAAAAGAAGATTTCTAAATCAATTACAAATTGGTGGGAAGATAGAAAACAACAAGAAGTAGAGTATGGCTTTATTAGACAGCAAACAACTAAATCCTAAATTAACAGGCTCATTTATACTGTCTGGTTCAACTCAGACACTTATAGGTAGTTCTGACTTTCAAGGTAGTGTGACCGCCAGCGGTGATATTAGTGGTAGTGGTAATATTACGGCAGATAATTTTACTGGTACATTTAATGGTGTTATATCAGGTTCGGCGCAGATAGCAGATAATATTAGTGGTTCATTTACAGCCGTATCTGAAAGTTTAGCTCTAAGACTAACCGCTGAAGAGGGTGAGGCTGAAGGTTCGGTTGTAAGTTCATCGGCACAGATAGCTAGTGATATAAGTGGTTCTTTTACATCCGTTTCTGAAAGTCTAGCTCTTAGGCTGACATTGGAGGAAGATGAAGCTGAGGGTTCGGTTGTAAGTTCATCTGCACAGATAGCGGTTGATATAAGCGGTTCACTCGGTGTCAACGCTGATGTAATAAGAAGTCTGACCAGACCAACAATTAGTGGTTCGTTTACAGAGTCAAGCTCGAGTTTTTCAACAAGGGTCACCGATGTCGAGGCGGGTAGTACCTCAAAAACACTCGTATCGAGTTCAGCACAAATAGCTGACGAGATAAGCGGTTCAATCGCAAATCCAACTGTCAACATAAGTGGTTCGGCTACCTCAACTGGTTCATTTGGTAGGGTTGAAGCTGGTGGTACAGTATCGGCCGATGCTTTTGTTTCAACGACTGGTGGAGCGACAATAGATTTTAACGACGACGTGAGTTTAGCTGGTTCCCTAACGACCACAGGTAAGATAGAGTTAGGAAGAGAGCCAGTACAAGGTTTTAATTATTTAGCTAGATTAGCAGAGGGTAAGTTAAGTTCAGCTGCAAGCGCTCACACATTTACAGCAACAGCAGCAACAAAAACATCAAACCATCCTTATAAGGATTCGGGTTCGAGTCAAGGTTATATTATTGATGGTGTTGAAACCCCTTTCTTATATTTAACAGAGGGTTATTACAAGTTTGATTATAGTGGTGCAACATCACACCCGATAAGATTTTATTTTGATGCGGCTAAGACGACCCAATATAATCCATCGACTCACGTATCGGTGGATGGTAACGTAATCACATTACTGATTGACAAGGATAGTCCTCAGATAATTTACTACCAATGTTCTTCTCATGGTTATATGGGATGGGCGATACACACAGGTCAAAATGCATTGGTGCAGGACATAAATGGATTTAGGACTTTAGTAAGTGGTTCGGCTCAACTAGCAGCCGATATAAGCGGTTCACTTGGTGATAACGCAGCGGTCATTAGGAGTTTAGATAGGACAACTATTAGTGGTTCATTTACGGCTGTTTCAGAGAGTATAGCATCAAGACTGACCGCTGAGGAAAGTGAAGCTGAGGGTTCAGTCGTTAGCTCGTCTGCTCAAATAGCCGCAGATATAAGCGGTTCATTCTCGAAAGAACATTTAGGTGATAAAGTAGCTAACGTTGTCACCAGCTCGGCACAGATAGCAACCGACATAAGTGGTTCATCAACCGCTCTAAGTGCATCACTATCCACCCGATTAACAACTTTTGATATAACCCAAATTGATATAGATGGTGCTGATGATATTGGTGCGGCGATTGTTGATGCTGATTTATTTATTTTAGATGACGGAGCTGGTGGTACAAATAGAAAAGCCACGATGTCAAGATTAAAATCCTATATGGGTGATATATCTGGCGGTTCTACTTTAGGTAATATACAGGTAGGTGTTACAGCGGCTAGTGAGGTTGATACCTCGGCTGGTAATCTTACATTAGATTCCGCTGGTGGCACAGTCGTAATTGATGATAACCTACAAGTTTCTGGCGTGACCACAATCGGAGATGTTACTGTAACAGGCACCTTGACCGCACAAGAGGTGCATACAGCGTTCGAATCAGCATCAATACTATTCACAAGTGGTTCTACTAAATTTGGTAATAGTATGGATGATGTTCATAATATTACTGGCTCTGTGAACACCACAGGTAGCATGTCGGCAGATAGTTTCGAGGGAACTTTTGTCGGAGCTTTATCAAGTTCAGCACAGATTTCAGCCGACATAAGTGGTTCATTCTCAAAGGAACATTTAGGAGCAAATGTAGCTAATGTTGTCACAAGTTCAGCACAACTGGCGGCAGATATCAGCGGTTCCTTGGGTTCTAATGCTAGCGTAATAAGAACATTAACAAGGGACACCATTAGTGGCTCATTTACAACCACAAGCTCAAGTTTAGCATCGAGAATAACGATAGCAGAAGATGAGTTAGAAAATACATTGGTTTCAGGTTCAGCTCAATTAGCAGCTGACATAAGTGGTTCATTAGGTTCAAATGCTGATGTCATCAGAAGTTTAGATAGAACAACAATTAGCGGTTCGTTTACTTCGGTATCCTCAAGTCTAGCTTCGAGGATTACCGCGGAGGAAGCCGAGGCTGAGGGTTCCGTTGTTAGCTCATCAGCTCAAATAGCTGCAGATATAAGCGGTTCACTATCAAACGCTGCCATAGGAAATTTAGAGGTTGGAATAGTTTCAGGTTCCTCACAACTAGCAGCTGATATAAGCGGTTCACTTGGGGATAATGCTGATGTTATTAGAAGTTTAACAAGGGAAACGATTAGTGGTTCATTTACAAGCACGAGTTCAAGTTTAGCATCGAGGATAACCACCGCTGAGGATGAATTAGGAGAAACCTTAGTATCTGGCTCAGCTCAACTAGCAGCTGATATAAGCGGTTCGTTAGGTGCTAACGCAGCTGTAATCAGAACCCTAACAAGAGATACAATTAGTGGTTCTTTCACCTCGGTATCAGAAAGCATATCATCGAGATTGACAGCTGAAGAGGGTGAGGCTGAGGGTTCGGTCGTAAGTTCATCAGCTCAAATAGCTGCAGACATTAGTGGTTCACTTGGTGATAACGCTGATGTGATTAGAAGTTTAGATAGAACCACGATAAGCGGTTCATTTAATGCGGTCTCAGCAAGTCTCGCATCAAGAATCACCTCGGAGGAGGGTGAGGCTGAGGGTTCTGTAATAAGTTCATCTGCTCAGATAGCCGCTGATATAAGTGGTTCGGTGGTTAACCCAAGCGGTAACATAAGTGGTTCGGCTACCTCAACCGGCTCCTTTGGTGAGGTTCAAGTTGGTGGTATGAGTATAGAATCACTAACAACATTTAGCTCTTCGGTGGCAACAAAATTAGACACGTTGGATGGTGACATAATAGCATTATCAATTGCGTTAGGATAATATTTATAGTAAATAAGGATAAAAAATGGCAAACACATTTAAATCAATAACAAGTGGTAGTATCGGAACAACTCTCGTAGGTGTTTATACCTGTCCAGGCTCAACAACATCAATCGTGCTCGGTGCTAGTATGGCTAACACACACTCATCACCAATCGGAAGTTCAATAAAATTGAAAAAGGATGGGAGTGCGGCAGGTCAAGACGATGTCTTCGTTGTTAAGACTGCGCCTGTACCAGTTGGTTCAAGTGTTGAGGTCATGGCGGGTAACAAGGTCGTTTTACAAGCCGCAGATGTTTTACAATTTCAAAGCGACACGGCAACGTCATTAGATGTCGTGGTTAGTGTATTGGAGATTACTTAATGCCTTACATCGGTAAACCACAGAGTGCAGACCCAATAACTGTTAATACCTCAAACATAGATGATGGTACGATTCAAGCCGTAGACATATCATCAAGTTTCGCAGGACATATCAGCGGTTCGTTTGGTAACCAAAGGGTTGGTACGACTGATGATGTTCTATTTAATGAGGTGACCGCTAGTGGTGTCATAAGTGGTTCTTCGGTCAATGCCCGAACAATCTCAAATGATGCTGGAGATTTAACCATAGATTCAGCTGGAGATGTCGTTATTGACGCCGATGGTGCTGATGTAAAATTAAAAGACGACGGTACAGAATTTGGTAGAATTAGTAGGGTCTCATCCGATTTAGTAATAAAATCCATAAGTAATAATAATGATATTCTTTTCAAAGGTGTTGACGATTCAGCAACGATAACCGCATTAACATTAGATATGTCAGAGGCAGGTGATGCTACATTTAATCGTAGTATCAGCGCTTCATCAATCTCAACAGGTTCGATTGGTAGATTACAGACACATCAAGCTAATGCGCTATTTGGTTCAAATACTTTGACTCTTGGTGGGGATTTAACTACAGCAGGCACATTCACAACACAAAACAATAACGTTACGGTAAATGCAGTAGGTGCGGCAAGAACCTTAACCTTAAATGAAAGTCTCACCGTGGGTGACGGAAACGATGGTACGATAACTTTTAGTGGGGCATCTAAAACTTTAACGGTGGAGGAGAACTCAAACGTAAATCAAGACCTAACCACGGATGCATCGCCGACATTCGCAGCTGGTACAATAACTGGTGATTTTGCTGTAGGAGGCACTTTAACGGCACAAGAGGTTCACACGGAGTTTGAGTCAGCTTCCATTCTATTTACGAGTGGTTCAACCCAATTTGGTAACAGTAGCGATGATGTTCACGATTTTAAAGGTAACACGATAAGTGGTTCAGCTACATCGACTGGTTCATTTGGTTCAATCGTTACCAAAGGCACTGGTGTAACTACATTTATAGGTGGCAACGTGGGCGTAGGCACAGATGCACCCGCTGATGAGTTGGAGGTGCACGGTGCAACTGCGGCGATTAAAATTAGGTCTACTGGCACGGATGCTGGTAATAATCCAAGTATAAATTTTCAATCCACCGAAGCTACAGGTTTAGCAGCTAGAGCAGAGATATCAGCTGATGACGATGGAGCTACCACTAAAGGTGCTTTAATATTTAAGACAAGGATTTCTGATAGTGTTACAGAGGCGATGCGTATAGATGGAACAGGCAACGTGGGTATCGGCACTGGTAGTCCCGCAAAGGCATTACACATAGTAGGAGCAGCTGATAATGGACTTTTTGAAGGATTGCAGATAGACAATACTGACCATGCGAGTGGAGAGACAGGTCAATCAGTAGCAATTAATATGAGATTAGCTCAAGCATCAACAATGAGAGATGCTGGTCGTATTACTATAGGTAAAGATGATGATTGGGATGACGCAGCCGCGACAGATTCACATATGACTTTTAAGACAATGTTAAGTAATACACTTACAGAGCATATGCGTATTACATCTGCTGGTGCGGTGGGTATCGGCACAGCGAGTCCAGGTAATAACTTACATTTACATACTGATAATAGTGCAGAGGGTATTCTTTTAAAAAGCACAGGTGACACAAGAAACAATTTAATATTTGATGGAAATATTAGTTCAGCCGCAGACAATATCGCTTTCATAGATGCTAATTGGAACGGAACAAACGTAGCACGGATTAGTATGTTTACGGGCACGGATACAAGTAACAAGGATGATGGTAGGATTGGTTTTGCTACTGCCGCAGCAGGAACTGTAGCTGAAAGAATGCGTATTGAAACAGATGGCAGCGTGGGTATCGGCAGTTCTAGTCCCACCGCAAAATTAGATGTCAATGGAGGAGCGGTCATCAATGGTGATACGATAATCGGTAGAGGGGGTAACCAAAAAGGAAAGTTGACCATTCAGTCAAGAACAGGTACGGCCACAAGAAAAACAAATGCTATTGTAGCAGTTCCTTACAATGATGCGAGTGAGAGTATTTGTATGATTGGTATGGATGGACAAGCTGGTAATAATGAGATGC